TCGCTGATCACGCCGGTGCGCACCAGTTCCATCATGATAGGCTGACTGCCGGGGTACACACTGAGGGCGTAGTCGCCGCAGCCGCCGGTGCGGCCCTTGAGGATGGAAGCCGTCTCATAGATGCTGTCGTACAAACCGCCTGCACAACCGGCGATCACGCCCTGGTCCACCCGCAGCTTGCCGTTCTCGATCTTGCTGCACAGGTCCAGGTGCACATCCTTGCGGCCGATGAGCTTCTGCACATCCTCTTCGCAGGCGTGCAGGATGTCCTCCAGATTGGCGTTCAGCTCTTCGATGGTAAAGGCATTGGAGGGGTGCATGGGCAGAGCGATCATCGGACGGATGGCCGACAGATCCACTTCCACAACGCCGTCATAGTAGGCAAGGTCCGCCGGGGCCAGCTTCTTGTAATCCGCAGCACGGCCGTGCACGGCAAGGAACTTCTGCGTGGTCTCGTCGGTCTCCCAGATGGAGGACAGGCAGGTGGTCTCGGTGGTCATGGCGTCGATGGCGTTGCGGGTGTCCTGCCGCAGGGAGGCAATGCCAGGGCCAACGAACTCCATGACCTTGTTCTTGACATAGCCGCTCTTGAACAGCTTGCCCACCAGCGCAATGGCCACATCGTGGGGGCCGCAGCCGGCCTGCAGGCTGCCGGTGAGGTAAATGGCCACCACACCCGGACGGGCCACATCGTAGGTGCGGCCCAGCAGCTGCTTTGCCAGCTCGCCGCCGCCCTCGCCGATGGCCATGGTGCCCAGTGCACCGTAGCGGGTGTGGGAGTCCGAGCCAAGGATCATTTTGCCGCAGCCGGCAAACTTTTCACGCATGTACTGGTGGATGACAGCCAGATGCGGGGGCACAAAGATGCCGCCGTACTTTTTGGCAGCCGACAGGCCGAAGCGGTGGTCATCCTCGTTGATGGTGCCGCCCACAGCGCACAGGCTGTTGTGGCAGTTGGTGAGCACATACGGGATGGGGAACTTTTCCAGGCCGGACGCGCGGGCCGTCTGGATGATGCCCACAAAGGTGATGTCATGGCTGGCCATGGCGTCAAACTTGATCTTCAGGTTTTCGGCATCGCCGCTGGTGTTGTGAGCCTGCAGAATGCTGTAGGCCATGGTACCGGTCTTGGCGTTTTCCACCGCAGCGGCATCAAAGCCCTTGGCGGCCAGTGCTGCCGGTGCGTTGCCGTCTGCCGGCACCCACTCGCCGCGGGCATAGTATGCGCCGCCGGTGCTGCATTTGATCATATCCAACATCTCGATTCGCCTCTCTTTTTCTGTTTCCCGCCCGCCGCAGTTTGCGGGCACTGCCCCGGCAGGACAGCCAGCGGCCCCCTGCCCCGTTACGATCACGGATCGTATCGTTTTTTTATTATAGCATGAAACCATGGAAAGAAAAAGCACTTTTTCCGAATGAACTGTGAACAGACCACAAAGCCTCTCCATCCGCTCGACCGCAGCATGTGCATATCATCCCCTTTCCGGAATGCAAGCATGAAAAAAGCACCCAAGAACCATCGTTCTCAGGTGCTTTTCTTCATGCCGCCGACGGGGGTCGAACCCGGTCCAGAACTTTTCCGGCGAAAACTCGGCATGCACATTCAACGTACTTCCGTTAAATTCCGAAATCCACTCCTCCGGGAAGGAAACCGTAAACACGGTGTGAGAAATAGAAACGTGTTACAAAATGTGTTACTTCTCAAGACTTTCCGGATCAAGAACCCTGCTGAGAACGTTGTCCAGGTCTGCGGCAGTCTGCACATCCTCGCCATGAATAAGATGCGCGTAGATCCCGAACGTGTCCATCTGGCGGGAGTGGCCAACCAAGGGCTTGACTTGTCCCTCTGGCAGCGTTTTTGCCAGTGATACGAACGTATGTCGGAGATTATACGGCGGAACATAGTGCAGTCCGTTGGCCTCGCAGTAGCGCCGCCAATATTTTCTATAGGTGTCCTCACAGGAGATGCCAAACACGCTCTCCTGACCGCCTGTCAGCTTTTTCTGTGCCTGCAGAATAGCGGCCGCACTATCGGTGAGTGCAAAGGCGCGCACAGCGTTGTCGTTCTTGCCGCGGGTTTCCTCGCCACGGGTGTTTATAGCTCGCCGGATCTTCACCCGGCCACCCTTAACGTCCTTCCAGCTCAGTCCGATCAGCTCGCCCGGACGAAGGCCAGTCACAACGCTAAACCTGTACGCATTGACATAAGGATCCTCGATCAGTTTGCCGTCCAGGATCGTAGTGTCCACCTCAAAAAGTGTACGCAGATCCTCCGGCTGCAATATTTCTTTTTCCTTGGAGCGTGCACCCTTTGGCACATGCAGTTCTTCCGGCCGCAGAGTGGACATTTTGCTCAGGCGCAGCCATTTGCAGAACATGGTCAAATCCGTGCACATGTTGGAAAGGTATTTTTTGCTCAGTCCTCCTGCAAATCCTTTGTTGATGATGGCTTGCAGCTGTTGTTCCGTCAGGTCTCCCACACGCCTCCGGCCAATGACTGGACGCACCCAGACGTTCCACCGGCTCTGGATCGGTTCCCAGTTGGAGCGGCTGGTGGTCAGTTTCAGCTCGCCGATCCACTGCGGATAGGCTGCTTCTACCAGCATCCGAGTATTGCTGATGCCGTCATCCAGCCATGCGTCCGCCTTTGCATTGGCTTCACGCTGGCCGGTGCGGCCGGGCTTTGAGCTGGTAAAGGATCTGCGCACACCATTCTTTTGGACGTTGATCTGCCAGCGCTGCTGGTTCGGCAGCCAGGTGGCTGTATTGGTTCGTTGTCCCATGTTTACACCTCCAAAAGGGTACACTTTGACAAGCCTGCCCAAAAGAGGTATAATCGCATTGCTAGGTGTGCGATGACCCCGTAAGGGCGAGCCGCTTACTTTACGTCCTGCCGGTTGCGCCCGGCAGGACGTTTTTTATTTGCATCAGCAATTGCTGCGATAGATTACTTCCATACCCTGATCCGGATGATAAGACCAAGTCACAGTTACATTGTCAATGGATTCTTTCTGGCGCCCGTCCAAAGCTCGAGTTTTCAGCATTTCTTCATAGAGCCAGTCAGGTAAACCCAGTGCTTTATTAAGCGTTTCAATATGGTCGAGTCCCGCCTCGATCAATCTTGAGTCTCCGCCCTTCTGATTATAGGGATTTGTGTCGATCATGAGGTAGGAGTTGTCATCAGCAACAGTAATCATGCGATCTGAGTACACTTCATAGAACTTCTTGAAAGTTTCCGTAATCGATTTGCCGTGGTCAATAGCCGCCCACACAACATTACCAAACGGTGTGCTCACTTTTTCGCCCTTTTCATTTGTCGTGACAACTTCACTGGCCAAGAAAATAGGAGAGCCATCGCCTGCTGTTTGCTGATACAATCCCTTCAGTGTAAGCTGCTGGTTATTAAGCGCAGCCTTGGCATACTCATACTGGGTGTCTTTAATTGCTGCATAGAAACGCTGTCCATCTGCGGAGACAACCGAGAAACATTTGTAATTTGCATCTTGATAAGGATAAGTTGATTGATCTTGCCCTGCATAAGTGTAAAAATACCCGAAATCTGTCTGGCCTGAAAATTCTGTGGCGGTCCATTTGCTGTAGTTTGCCGCAAACGCAGGTACTGCCAAAGCAAGGCACAGCATCGCGGTCAATAATAAAGAGACAATTTTCTTTTTCATGATCAACACTCCTTTTTATTTTTTACCGGAACGATTCCGATAATACATGTTTTTACCCCTTCAGTTCCTTCACCGCCCGGTCAAAGTCCGACACGATCTTCTGGGTGGGGTTGAACAGATCATACTCCGCTTCTGCCTTCTGCTTTGCCTGCCGGGCAGAAATCTTGCCCTTGTCCGGCAGAATGTCGTAGCGTCGGAACGATAAAAACTCGTTGATGCTGGCGGCGAACTGTTCCATGGTGAAGGTGTTTTCCCGCTCGATCAGATCTTCAATGTAGTCAAAATAGCCGGACACGGTACGCTCCAACTGCCGGATCTGCTTCTCGGACAGGTAATTCTTCGCCACGGACACATCCGACTTGAGCACACGGCCCTCCGGAGCGTTCTTCCAGGTGGTCAGGCCCATGTGCTCTTTGGTGTGGTCTGCCCTGGTGTACACGATCTCCGCCGCCGTCTGCCCGGTGATGGCATAATGGAACTTGTTCTGCACCATGGCATAGAAGTCCTTGGTCACCGGGGAGTTACGGTCATAGTCGATGCTGCACTCGGCAAAGATGTCCGTCACCTGCTGCCAGATGCGGCGCTCACTGGCACGGATGGAGCGGACACGCTCCAGCAGCTCTCGGAAGTAGTCCTTGCCAAAGGCATCCTTTCCCTGTTTCAGGCGCTCGTCATCCAATACGAAGCCCTTGGTCATGTACTCCTTGAGGATGCCTGTGGCCCAGATACGGAAGTGCGTGGCCCGGCGGGAGTTGACACGATAACCCACGGAGATGATGGCATCGAGGTTGTAAAACTGTGTTGGATAGTTCTTTCCGTCTGCGGCAGTTGCCGAGATTTTCTCGGTAACTGAATTTTTGTCCAACTCACCAGAAGAAAAAATATTCTTCAGATGCAGTGAGATATTATCCGTAGAGCATTCAAAAAGTTCTGCCATTCCCTTTTGGGACAGCCAAATGCTTTCCTCCTTCACGATCGCATCAACCGAAACATTTTCTTCCGCAGAACGGTAGATCAAAAACTGAAAGTTGTTCTCCATCTTTTCTCCTCTCACCCCACCCAGTGGGTCCAGCCCACGGCCTTGCCCTCGATCTGCACGTTGTTCAGTTCCGGGCCGGTGTAGACCATGGGCGCATAGGCGGCGTTTGCGGGCATCAGGGTCAGGGTGCCGTTCTGGTAGTACACCCGCTTGAGGGTGGCTTCCTCGCCGATGCGCACCGCGGCGATCTCGCCGTTTTCCACCTCGGGCTGGATGCGGATATACACCACGTCCCGGTCATGGATGCCGGCACCCTCCATGCTGTCGCCGTGGCAGATGAGGGAGAAATCGCACCGGATGTTCTCCGGCACGTCCACGATTTTTTCAATGTTCTGCTGGGCCAGGATGGGCGTGCCGCAGGCGATGGAGCCCACCAGCGGGATCTTCTTCATCTTGGGCATCGGCTCAAACCCCTTCGGGATGGGCCGGGGTGCGGGGGCGGGCTGGGAGCGCTCCGCTTCCATTGGTACATCATAGCCCATGAGCCATGCCGGATTCACGTCCAACGCCTCAGCAAAGACCTGCACACGGTTTTGCTTTGCCTCATAGCGTCCATTTATATAACAACTTATAGTGCCTTCTGCTACCTTCGTTTTCTTGGAGAGGTCTGCGGCCTTCATCCCTCGTGTCTCGAGAGCCTGTGATAGCCGACTTGCGAAATCGCTCTTTTTCATTTGAACGTACCTCCGTCATGTCTTATTCACAGTATAGCGCCATTTTATAGAAAGCGCAAGATATTTTTCAAAAATCTTTAGAAAACGTATTGACTTTAGAAATCGCAAGTTGTATAGTATTGGCAAGGAGGTGATACAAATGGATTACTTAAATCTGCTTGGCCGCATCCGCGCCAGAGGTATGACGCAGAGCGATGTTGCGCAGAAAATCGGCATTTCTCCTACAACTTTAAACAAAAAGTTGCGTGGTCACACGGACTTCACTCAGACCGAAATCCGTGATTTATGCCGTGTCCTCGCAATCCCTGACGCAGAAATCCCCGCTTATTTTTTTGCCGCAAAACTTTAGTTTTCGCAAGTCCATTCCAAAGGAGGTGAAGAAGATGGAGAACCACAAAAAGCCCAGCTGGAAAGAACGGCTTTCCAACTGGACAACGGCAGAGTTGATGAGACTTGCACTTTTCTTCCAGTGCATCGCACTGGTTTTTCAAATTGCCGCACTCATCCTAACAATTGTAAGATTAGCGTTATGAGCGCAGCCAAAAAGGACGCACCGCCAAAAAACGCGGCCGCAAGGGAAACCTTATAGCTTTTGAGAGCGAGCTCTCTATTCTTCTTGTTTTCCTCGGTTTGCTCTTTTTGGTCAGCTTCCATCATCTCTAACATTTTGCGAATATCTTCCGCGGAACCAAGTTGGGCGTTTGCCAATTTTTCCTTGCGAGCAATCGAATTTTGTATCATTCGATTTTCTTGCTCTTGTTGTTCCGCAAACTGCCTCATGACATCATGAACCTGCCAGGCACTGTTAAGATTATCGTAAAGACCCATACAACACGCCTCCCTTCCTCTTAAGTATACCGCAGAAGGGAGCCACCCACAAGGAGGTGAAGAAGATGAAAGACTTCATTGAGGAGAACTGGCGCACCATTGTGCTAGCAGCGGCCACAACCATTGCAGTGCGTTTATTACTAGGGTGGTGATGATGCTGACGATGATCGGCAGCCAAAGTGAACTCAGCATCATATCCCGGCGCTTATCTTTTAAGTATTCCTCATAAACAAAATAGAAATCCGAAACGTGATACTTGCTGGTTTCGATGGGACAGCCAAATCCATCTATACCATCTGTATCTGGAGACACAAGCTCGAAGAATCGCAGCGAGTGGACTTCATTCCAGTCACATTCTCGATGCGGATGATTTTTTATTTCCTTCAAAAGTTCTTTATCTTTTGCACTCAGAACAATATTTTCGCAATCCGACTTTTGGTGAACCATAGAATTACCTCTTTCCGATTTTCTTTCATTTTACCGCAAGAAAGAGGTATGCACAAGGAGGTGAACACCATAGACAACAACAAAAAGCCCAGCGAACCTTTGGAAGAGGAACGCTGGGCGGAAAGTTCAGCTGGAAAAGCATACCTGAGTGAACTCTTTTCCGAAGGGCGTTAATTTCACAATGCCATTTTGTTGTGTTACAGACGTGTGTCTCATATCATCAGGAGTATTCTCGTTTTCCATTGCTTGATATATAGAAAGTGTAATTCGTGACCTTTGCATAATTTCTGTATTTTCAAATGGCTCATATACCGTTTTGTCCAACAAAAGCTGTCCATAAATGATTTCTATCAGCCCCTGGCGCTCCAGTGAACTCAACGACGCGGCTTGCAATTCCAGTTCATCTGCTGTTTTCATTTTGGAGTTTACCAAGAAACAGTGTGTGAACGATACATACTCGCCACCACCAGAAAGATTGAACTTATATCTGGCAATTGGGTATACCTCTTTTTTTCTGAACAGTGAAAGGTTTTCTGCATCCAGAGGAGACATCTGCGCAATTATCGCTGAGAAGGAAGGGTGAACCTTGCTTTGATAACGTTCATCTGCTGCATTTGCCAGTAAATTCTGAAACATTTCTCTAATTTTCGGCTCATCCATGCAGTACTTGGCATTTTCGACAGCAGGACCTACCACCTGCATACGAGGTTCAACCAAACATTCTTCTGGTTTTGCATTCAACTTGTCACTCAGTGATTTTTTAAACTCTTCTAGATCATGTGCTTGTTGCAACCTCATCTTTTCTGCTGAAAAATGGATTTTGCTTGTTGCCATTGCAAGAAGATCTCCAAAAAGAGTTCCAATCTGATTAGCACCGGGTTTCAGAACAGCCTTTACAGGTTCGTCAATGCAACTTGGTACGGCATTGATGTTAAAGGTGTTGCCGCTATTCTTCTCATCACTCATCTTATCATTCCTTTCTTTGGGAGGTTCTATGGACAAACTTATTCTGATTATTAAAATACTCGTCACTGAGCAGAAAGTCAAATTTTATACAGCAGT